CTGAGCCAGCGGGGCGAGGGGCTTATCGCCTTGCCGGAGCGCTATGACGACGGTGGCTTCAGTGGCGGCAACCTGAAGCGCCCCGCGCTGCAACGGCTTCTCGCGGACATCCGCGCCAGCGCGGTCGATTGCGTCGTGGTTTACAAAGTTGACCGCCTAAGCAGGTCCCTGATCGACTTTGCCCGGATCATCGAAGTCCTCGACAAGTGTCGCGTCAGCTTCGTGTCCGTAACACAGCAGTTCAACACTACGAACTCGCTCGGACGCCTTACCCTTAACATTCTCCTATCGTTCGCGCAGTTCGAGCGAGAGATTATCGGTGAGCGGACGCGCGACAAGATGTCGGCGTCGCGCCGCAAGGGCAAATGGACCGGGGGCCACCCGGTGCTCGGGTACGACATCGACCCGCGTGGCGGACGGCTGATCCTCAACGGCGATGAAGCCCACCGCGTGCGGGCTATATTCAAGCTGTATCTCGACTACAACGCCATGCTGCCGGTGGTACGTGAAATCGAGCGCCGCGGGTGGCATACCAAGCAGTGGGTCACAAAGAGAGGCCGGACCCAGGGCGGCGCGCCATTCACCAGGGGCCGGCTGTACCGGTTGCTGACAAACCCAATTTACACCGGCAACGTCCACTTCAAAGGCCAAGTCTACAATGGCGAGCAGGATGCCATCATCAAAGCTGAGACTTGGGAAAGCGTGCAGGAAACCCTGCATCGCAACGGGCGGAGCGGCGTTGGAGTTCGCGAGGTGTACGATTAGCGCCAGAGAATCAGTCCCGTTCAATAGGGACCGGCGGCATCCCACACAACTGAGACGCTCCAGCCCGATTTCCGGTATATCTCTCCTGTAGGCCGACTATCGGCCTGAAATCCAACAGGGGCCGTCGGCGAACCGGGCCTTGCGCCTTCGCGCGACGACGCGCCGCAAGCCATCCGAGAGCATCACCACGCCGGATTCAGGCCGGGTCACAGAGGGGCATCCATGTCTGAGAACGTGAAGCCGGAGTGCATCTCCGAGGTCGCGGCGATCCTCGCCAAGGGCTTCCTGCGTTACCGGAAGTCCCGCCGGCTCCGGCTGCCTGACCCGCCGAAGAATGCCCTTGATTCCGGCGCAGAACCGAGCCGTCATGTGAGTGTGGTTAACGCCGAGAGAACGGACGGGGACTGATGGATGCCACGGTTTTGAAGCAAATCGAGCAGTTGCGCGGCCTGACGGTTAACGGGCTGCGCGAGAGGTACCGGGAGGTCTTTAGCGAGGATTCCCGGTCGGGGAATAAGGACTACTTGTACCGGCGCGTCGCCTGGCGGCTCCAGGCCAACGCCGAAGGTGATCTGTCCGAGCGGGCGCGGCGCCGCGCGCTGGAAATTGCCAACGACGCCGACCTGCGGGTCCGGGTGCCGAAGAACCCGCTTGGCTCCGACGCCCACAAGCGCACGACCGTGATGGCGATCAACGGCGCGCGCGATTCCCGGTTGCCGAAAGCCGGGACGCTCCTCACCAGGGAGTACAAGGGAAAGATATACGTGGTGAAGGTGCTGGCCGACGGCTTCGAGTTCGAGGGGCAGGTTTACCAGTCGCTCAGCAAGATTGCCACCGAGATCGCCGGATGCCGCTGGAATGGCTTCACTTTCTTTAGCCTGGACAGGGAGGCCCGCGTTGCGTAACGGCCGGAGCCGCCAACCGGCCGTCGAGCCGGCGGCGGTGGCCGCACAGATCCGTTGCGCGATCTATACCAGGAAGTCCACCGAGGAAGGCCTGTCCCAGGAGTTCAATAGCCTCGACGCCCAGCGTGAAGCTGGCGAAGCGTATATCTCTAGCCAACGGCACGAGGGTTGGGTGGCACTTCCGGACCGCTACGACGATGGCGGGTTCACCGGCGGGAACATGGAGCGGCCCGCCCTGAAACGCCTCCTGGCCGACATCGAAGCCGGGCGCATCGATTGCGTGGTGGTCTACAAGGTGGACCGGCTCAGCCGGTCGCTTCTAGACTTCGCGCGGCTCATGGCTCTCTTCGAAAAACACGGGGCGAGCTTCATCAGCGTCACCCAGACGTTCAATTCGGCAACGTCAATGGGCCGCCTGACGCTTAACATCTTGCTGTCGTTCGCGGAATTCGAGCGCCAGATCATCGCCGAGCGCACTCGCGACAAGATAAGCGCCGCGCGCCGGAAAGGCAAATGGACGGGCGGCTCCCCGGTCCTCGGCTATGACGTGGACCCAGGGGGCGGGCGGCTGATCGTGAACCAGGACGAGGCCGCGCGCGTCCGGGCTATTTTCGACATGTACCTGGAACAGCACTCCCTGGTCGCTGTGGCGCGCGAGGTCAATGGCCGCGGTTGGACCACCAAGCGGTGGACTACCCAGGACGGTCGGGAGCATCGCGGCCGGCCGATGGGGAAGGGCGACCTCTACAGGATTCTCACCAACGTCATCTTCACCGGGCGGGTGAACCACAAGGGCACGATCTATCCCGGCGAGCATCCCGCCATCATCGATCCGGCCGTCTTTCAGAAGGTGGATGAACGCCTCCGCCATAACGGTCTTACCGGCGGCAAGGAGGTCCGGAACAAGTACGGCGCGCTCCTGCACGGCCTGCTCCACTGCGACGCTTGCGGCACCGCGATGCTCCACACGTACACCGTCAAGAACGCCCGCCGCTATCGTTATTATGTTTGCTCCACCGCGCAACAGCGCGGATGGGATGCCTGCCCCAGCAAGTCGCTCGCGGCGCAGCAGATTGAGGACTCGGTGGTGGAGCGGGTCCGGGGCTTGGCGCAGAACCCCCAGATCGTGACCGAGACGGTCCGCCAGGCGCGCCAGTTGGCCGACACGAATTCCTGCGAGCTTCGGGCCGAACTGCAGGTGGGTGAGCGTGAACTGCGGCGGCTGAACGTCGACCTGGTGAAAGTCGCTGCCACCACGGGCAACGGCATGCGTGTGGACCGGCTCGCCGACCTACAGGAACGCATCGGGTCCACGGAACGCCGCATGAGCGAAATCCGCACGGAGCTTGGCACCCTGGAGAGGGAGGCCGTGAGCGAAGAGGAAGTCGCGGAGGCGCTGGCGACGTTCGACCCGGTTTGGAAGTTGTTGAACACGAACGAGCAGACGCGGATCGTTCGGGCCCTGATCGAACGCGTGGGTTACGACGGCCGGACTGGCAAGGTGGCAGTGACGTTCCGGTCGGCGGGGTTCAAGGATCTCTGCGAGGGGAGGGACCACCATGGCGAACGGTAGCCTGGTCCTGGAGTACAGCCTCACGCCGCGGCGGCCGGGCCGGACGCCGGGAATCGCCCCAGAAGCCGCCACGACCGGCAAGCTGCCACGGGTCACCCGGCTGATGGCACTGGCCATCAAGTTCGACACTTTGATCCGCGATGGCGTCGCGCGCGATTACGCCGATCTGGCCCGGCTGGGACTGGTCACCAGGGCCAGGATGACGCAGATCATGAACATGTTGCTGTTGGCCCCCGACATCCAGGAGGAGATCCTGTTGATGCCTAGGACCATGACGGGCCGCGACCCCGTCTCTGAACGCGGCCTTCGGCGCGTGACCGCCATCGTCCGGTGGGATCGGCAGAGGACGGCGTGGCAGAAAATATCCGAAAAGCGTCGATTGTGAGAATCAGCGTGCCGGTACCATCATCGCGAGCTCGCAATTAGAGGTGCTGGCGGACACCCGCGGCGCGGAGTTCGATGCGAGCTTAAGGCGGAGGTCGCTGCCGAACGTGGCCATGAGGCGTGGCTCAGCTGCGTGGCAGTAACAGAACGGAGTCGTCCATCCGGGACCGCGATTGCCGAGAAATCCTGTCAGCAGTAAAGAAGTCGTTTTCCGACGAGGTGGTCCTGGAAGACGTTCCCATTGAAATATTCCCGCGCGCGGAACTACACTCGGTAGTCAATGGCAAGGTTCCGAAGCAAAGCGACTGGGAAGCGGTTGGTTTGGTACGAATTCTTCGCAGGCGGCGGCATGGCCCGCCTAGGACTGGGCGACCGTTGGCGCTGCGCGTTTGCCAATGAATGGTGCCCGAAGAAAGCTGCCGCGTACCGAGCGTACTTCGGCCGGTCTCATGAACTGAAGGTCGAAGACGTCGCCAAGCTCACTACCACCGATCTGCCGGGAAGAGCGGATCTGGTATGGGCATCATTCCCCTGTCAGGACTTGTCGCTGGCCGGCACCGGCGCCGGGCTTAGCGGGCACCGAAGTGGGACATTTTGGCCGTTCTGGCGGCTGATGCAAGGTCTGGCCGCCGAGGGCCGGAGGCCCACGGTTGTTGTCCTGGAAAACGTCGCCGGCGCGATCACTTCTCACGCCGGGGAGGATTTCGCTGCCATCCTTCGTGGTCTTGCCGCCAGCGGCTATCGCTTCGGGCCAATGGTGATGAATGCCATCCACTTCCTGCCGCAGTCGCGCCCCAGGCTGTTCATCGTCGCGGTCGATGAAGCGGCAGAAATCCCCAACTCTCTGATCCGGCCGTCGCCTGACCCCGCGTGGCACTCGCAAGCTCTGGAGGCGGCCCGTACGAGCCTTCCGGCGGATCTTTCGGCAAAGTGGGCGTGGTGGGACATCTCGATGCCGACCTCGCCCGTCCCGACGCTGTCCTCCCTGATTGACGCTACGCCGACGGGCGTCGCGTGGCACTCGGCCGCCGAGACGCGTCGACTGCTGTCGCTGATGGCAGAGGCGAACGTCCGAAAGGTGCGCGCGATACAGGAGCTTCAGGAATTGAGGGTCGGCACGCTGTACCGGCGCACGCGTCCGGTGAAGGTCGATGGCAAGGTGATAGGCAAAACTCAACGCGCCGAGGTTCGCTTTGACGATATCTCGGGGTGTCTCCGCACGCCGGCAGGCGGTTCCAGCCGCCAGACGGTTCTCGTCATCGACGGCAGGCGGATTAGATCGCGGCTGCTCTCGCCCCGTGAAGCCGCCCGGCTAATGGGGGTGCCGGATGACTACCCATTGCCGGAACGATACAACGAGGCATACCACCTCTTCGGCGACGGCGTGGTTGTGCCAGTCGTGGCCTGGTTGGAGAAACACCTGCTCCGACCACTGGTTCAGGCGGCGTCCAGAGAGTCGACGCCGCGCTCGGCGGAACGAGAGGATACATGTCTCAGCGTCCGCCCGTAACGCCCTGCCAACTTCTGGCCGAAACCCGCGATGCGATTGTCGCCTATGCCGAGGCCTTGAAAACCGCCGCTCCTTCGATTGGTAACCACGGCCTGTCGCCTCAGGAGTTCTGGGACAGCGGGCTGTTCCAGAGCGCGATCGAGCGCCTTCGCGGCCAGCAGGCGGCCTCAATGGCCATTAAGCGGGAATTCGTGCGGGGCATCCTGGACCACCTCCAGGCAGGCGGTCACATCAGCCGCTGGACGTCATCCGGCAGCGCAGACCGCCACGATTACGAGGTCGTGCTCCCCGATCAGACCGTCGTGGCCAT